GTTCAGCGGCGTTTGGATTTAGTGCTTCAGACGAAAGGGTTATAGAGGGTAACAATACTACCTTAGATGACTTTGATGAAGTTCCACCAATAGGTCTTAGTATAACTCAAGAGTATCGTGAAGTTAATGAGAATGTAGTTAATGTTCTTGTTGTTCAAGTTACTTCAGATGCAATAGAAAGATTAGACTCAGTTATTGTTAAATACAAACAGACAGGTGTGCCAGACTTTAAGACTGTTGGACAGTCTCTGCTAGTAAATGACGGTATAGCCGCTGGTAGGTTTGAGATAGTAGGTATAGATGTACCTCAGATTAACGAGCAAGCTATTAACTATACAGTAAGTGTTACAGGAGTTAACTCCCTTGGGTTTAGAGGAGATCCAGAAGTAACTACATTTAATGTTACTGCTGATACTACAGCCCCTAGCCCACCTTCGTCGCTTAATCATCAATTATCTGGAGGTAGTATATTCTTTGCTTGGAATCCTGTTACAGCACTAGATTTATCACACTATAAGATACACTACTCTTCTAACAACCAAGCTAACTATGGAGACTCTTCTACATTAGTTTTAGTAGATAAAGTTGCTAGACCTGCTACATCTGTATCATACCCTGCGTTGTCTGGTAAGTTTTTTGTATCAGCAGTAGATAAGACAGGTAACGAGAGTACTACTGCGGCTTCAACTATTGTTTCACCTTCGGAGTTACCAAGTCTAGGTCAAAGTATTACACACACAGAAAGTCCTAACTTTAGTGGATCAAAAAGTAACTTAACAGTTTCTGGTGGTAACTTATTTATGACCACATACACTAACTCAGGTTCTACTGGTACATACCAGTTTGATCATAACGGTGTAGGTTATTTTAATGTAGGAACACCCCGTACTGTCAGGTTGTCCTCTACTATCACAGTAACACGTAAGCATTTAGATGCTGTAAACGGTGAAGTTAACTGGGATGATATACCTAATAACTGGGACACATGGCCTGACTCATGGGATACTTGGACAAATGAAACAGGTAACTATAATGATTTTTCTGTTACTTTTGAAGTTAGAGCAGGTAACACTGTAAGTGAAATGAACAATGCAAGTTTCGTTATAGCATCAGGTGAAGTAGTAGGTCAGTATATACAATTTAGAGCTATACTTGCAAACACACAATCTAAGATAACACCCAACATATCGGCACTTAGTGCCACAGTGGAGTATTAAACAAATGTCACAACATGACTTTACAATAGCAAACCAAACAGCTTCTAGTGCGAGAAGTGATATTAATAATGCACTACAGGCTCTTGCAAGTAATAGTAGTGGAACTACTGCCCCATCACCTTCCTTTGCAAATCAATACTGGTACAACCCAAGCACTAATATATTGTCGTTAAGAAACGAGGGTAACAATGCTTGGATACCAGTTGCTTATATAGATCAGAGTAACAGTAAGTGGGAAATATTTGACAACACTAAAGTTGTAGACACAAACGGTACTCACATAGGTAACTTAGGAGATCAATCACAATCTGCTTGGACTGCTGGTACTAGCACTACAGAAAGTTTATTCTCTCCCTCTAAACTAAAATCTTGGGGAGATACTTTCGGTGACAACTTAATTGACATAAACGGTTTCAGTGATGATAACTACATGGAGTTGAATGGACTGCTAGTGCAATGGACTAGGGTTACTTTCACTGCTCAAGAGAACAGTCCTTTTAGCGTTCAGTTCCCTAAGACATTTAGTGACGTATACGTAGTACACGTATCAATGGAATTAAATACTGGATCAGGTATGGATGGTAATCTTTACATAAGATCTTATACTAATAGTGCTGTTAGTTGTCAATTCCATCACACCAATGCTAATAACTATGGTACTGGTAAGTGTCACATAATTGCGTTAGGAGAACCTTAATACATGGTAGATCCTAATACTATAACAGACTGGCACTTGTCTAAGACTGTACCTATTGGTTTAATCTTGGGTCTTATAACACAAGGTGCGGCTATCGTATGGACTGTATCTATGATGATGTCAGACATAGAAAGTAACAGAGAAGACCTTATAGAACTGCAAGCTAGAGTACAAGCTACAGAGAGGTCTACTCAACAACAAGCTATATCTATGGCCCGTATAGATGAGAATATAAAAGCTATAAGAGATACCATAGAACGGATGGCGAGAGAAAGAAATCCATGAAACCCTTACTTATACTACTTACCCTACTAATTGGTAGTACTGTATATGCTGACGATACGATTTACACCGACAGTAATAGTACAATAACTTCTGATGGATCTATGGATACTACAATCAATAGTCCACCACCTTCTGCTATATCACCTCAGATAAGTGCAAGTAACTCTGACTTATGTACTGTAGGTGTAGCTGGTGCTGTTCAAACACAGATACTAGGTATTTCTGCTGGTCGTACTGTCAGAGACATGAATTGTGAGAAGCTCAAGAACGCTAAGACTATGTACGACATGGGTATGAAGGTTGCGGCTGTGTCTGTAATGTGTCAGGACGAAAGGGTTTTTCAAGCCATGCTCAATGCAGGTACGCCCTGTCCTAAGGATGGGTTGGTAGGTGATAAAGCTAGACTTGCATGGGAAATGGAAGCTGTAGAAGAAGCAATACAACGAGATCAAAACAATCCTATAAGGAAAATATTTAATGAAAATGCGGAGACTAAAATGGGTTTGGGTGTTATCATTAGTACTCTTGCCTTCTTATTCCTACTCTGACCCTTATACATATGGTGCAACAGGTAATGCGGCTAGTGCTTCTCTAGGTTGGGGTATGGATAGTATATTACCTAGCATTGCTGGTGTAGATATAAATGGATTAATGTATAGATATACAACTGTTAAAGACCCAGATGCTGACATGAAGGTGCATGTAGGCAATAAAAATTCTAATGGTAAAGGATATATCTTCAGAGAAACGGATGATTGGTCGGGGGTAGCTGGTAATACCATTGTAAAGTCGTTTCCAGTTTCGAACATTCCAGCTTCAAATTGGGGTACAGGTTCGATTGAAGTGGAAGGAGAGGGCAGAGTGGAAGATGCGGTTGTTATATATTCCTACAGAGTAGATGAGTGCTATGACCCACAGTCTAATCCCTCATGTGCTGGTTACGTAAAGCCTGTGCCAGAGTTACCAGAAGTTGTAGTATATAACGCACTAGAAGATGATGCAGTTACAGATACACTAGAAGCTGAAGAGTTTCAGTACGATGAAGATGGTAATATTATAGAAGATGAAGAGAAGGAAGAAGAAGACACTCGTATAGAGATGGGTCTAACTGCTTCAGCTAACGCTCTAACTATGTTTAATAAGCAAGGTCAAGATGATATAATAATGGCTATCAATAAACAAACAAATATCAATATGTATTACAACGCCAGTATAAATGGCGGTACATTAAATGATGCGGCTGGACTACAAGATGGTACAATACCTGACAACAAGAAAGCCCTAAGAAATAATTTAGCACAACAGATATTGCACGAACAGATGGTCGATATGCAGTATAATAAATGAGGTTTAATATGAAGTATCTAGTAACAGCACTATCATTATCACTATTCTCTTTACCTGCACTAGCAAAAAACGTACCCATAACAGGTACTGTAGAAGCTAAGTGCGTAATACAAACAACTAAAGATGGGGTCTATGGAAACCCTATAGCTAGTAAGTTAAGTACTACACCTGCTGATGGTGGTGTCCTACCTGTCATTAGGTTTGATGTGTCTCTAGCAGATAGCTACACAGCTAACATAACACACCCTACATCTTTTAGTTCGTCGCCAAGCCTTAATGATACAGTTGCTTGGACAGGAAGTACAAGTGTAACTAAAACATCTGTCTCTGGTATGTCAGCTTACGAGGGAGCTAAAGTAGTAGTAGACAATACAACCATATTTGATCTAACTCTTGCAGGGTCAACATGGTTCTCTACTTCATCAAGTGCTACCTATGGTTCAGCTAAACCTTTCGTCGGAGGGGTCTATACTGCACTAGTACAGGCCAGCTGTATTGCTAAGTAGGCTTGTAGTACTCTTTCTGTTATGGTCACTTTCCGCCTCAGCACACGAAATGACACCAGCTTATCCTGTTGTTAAACCCTCTCATGTAGATGGTGTAGTTAAAGTAGAGATGTCTCTGTTTAACTCTAGGGAAGAGATAGAATGGTATCAGATAGAGTTGTTTGATTTAAATTGGACGAACATACCTTTTGCCACCTCCTACCGAATTATAAATATAAAATACAAAGAGAAAAAGTCTTTTGATGTATATATACGTAAGTCGGATATGGATGAAGCTGTGTACTTATGTACGACATCAAAGGTAAGAAAGACTAGCAAGTCTAGAACTCTTGTTTCTTCTAAGATATGTTCAAGATTAGATGGTGAACCCGCATGAGATTATTATTTACCCTTTGTTTTGTAGCTAGTTCTGCTGTAGCAGATAGTAGTTCCCTTTCATTAGCATTACCTAGCCCACCTATGAACTATCAGTCGGACTCATTTTCCACTGGTAACATGAGGTGTAGTAATGCTGTTGGTGGGGGTGTAAACCTTGAGTACGGTGTAACAGGTGTACTGTCAGGTTTAGATACAATAAATAAGGGTAAAGATATAGGTGTTTACGCTAGGATTGTTATACCCTTAGATAAACCAAAAGCTCGTATTAATTGTGACGACCTATACCAAATAGAGCTAACTCAACGTAGATTAGAAGTGCAAAAGCTACGAGAGGAATTAGATCAACTGAAGAAACTACAAAGTTCTGGTGGTGATATGGAGTTTGAAAACTAATGGATACAACTAAAATAGCAGATAACATTGATGGTCTTGCAGATCGTGAGTTTAAGACAGGTGGTATGAAGTTATCATTCGGTTCTATCATGGCTATATTTGCTTTCCTATCTACTATTGTGGGTGGCCTATACGGTGGCTTTGTTTTGTACCAAAAGATAGAAGCAGTCGCTGGCCTTGACCTAGAAGAATACCAACTACAAATGAACATTATGGATGCTAAGGTAACAGGCATATCTGAGAAGGTAGAGGAGTCTGTAGAATACAGTCGTGATATTAAGAATGGACTTAGATCTGATATTCTTAGCATAGAGAAACAGACGGATCGTGTAGAAGACATGGTACGTGAAACAGAAGATAAAGTACGTAATATGATAGATGACGCTGAAGTAAGGTTTGAGAACCAAAGAGAACGTGTCAGAGTATCACAAAGTGGCTCGATGAAAGAACTCGAAGATAAACTTATGGATAAATTACAAAGGGCATTAGATAACCCCTTAGCAGATTAGGAGACTAATATGAATTGGATTAAAGACAGATTAAAAGAGAGAACTACATGGGACGGAGTTGCTCTATGTGGACTTGGGGTAGTTGTAATACTATTACCTAACTCAATAGATAATATTGCCGCAGGTGTAGCTATCGCTTGGGGTGCATGGACTACTCTTAAGAATGAGTGAGTTTGACAAAGTAGATAAAGATGGAAGTGGCACTATAGATAGATCAGAGTGGGAAGCACTTGAACTAGAAGATAGACGCAGACGACTAGATGATGAAGACGCACAAAGAGACGCACAAAGACGAATGGCTTGGTTCTGCCTAACAGGTATGCTTGCTTATCCTTTTTGTGTCGTACTAGCTAGTGCGTTAGGATTAGATCAAGCGTCTTCTATCATAGGTTCTATGGCTTCCATTTACTTCCTATCAGTTGCTGGTATAGTTGGCGTATTCTTTGGCGTTACTAATATGAGCAAGAAAGAAGTGAAAGGTAATAACGGATAATGTTAGGACTAAACTTAATAGGTCAGGTAGCTAATTTAGCTGGTACTATGATCGAAGGTAAGACTGCTGTAAAGAAAGCAGAAGCTGAAACTAAAATGAAGATAGCTACAGGTGAGATCGACTGGGATATTGCCGCTATGAAAGCTACAGAGAACTCATGGAAAGACGAGTGGATAACTCTACTCTTTTCGATTCCGTTAATTCTAGCGTTTTGTGGGGATTGGGGTAATCAGATAGTACAAGATGGGTTCGCCGCTTTATCTAACATGCCGAGCTGGTATCAATATTCCCTTGGTGGTATTGTAAGTGCTAGTATAGGTATGCGTGGTGTAAGTAAATACTTTGGAAAGAAATAAGCATGAAGAACAACTTTGATAAGTGCCTAGAAATGTTATTGCATCACGAAGGAGGCTACGTAAATAACGTCCATGATCGCGGTGGTATGACTAATTTGGGAGTCACTAAGAGAGTATACGACAAATGGATTGGCAGAGAGTCTACTGAACAAGAGATGAGAGACTTAACTCCAGATGATGTAGCTCCTATCTACAAGAAGAACTACTGGGATCGAGTTAAAGGCGATTCGCTTCCATCTGGTGTAGACTGGGCTTGCTTCGACTGGGCTGTAAATTCTGGATCAGGTAGACCTGCTAAAGCTGTACAACGTGCAGTAGGTGCTACAGCAGATGGAGCTATAGGACCACAGACGTTAGGTCTTATAATGGAGAAAGATCCCAAGTTTATAATTGATTATGTATACACAGTACGTCAAGGCTTCTATGAAGGTCTAGATGATTACAAACACTTTGGTCGTGGATGGTCACGGCGTAACAAAGAAACATTAGAACAAGCTCTCGACATGGTTGAAGAGTAAACAAAAGAAAAGCCGTAGGTATCCACTCAAGGACGCCTACGGCTTTTTTGATTCTATACTTGTGGTGTGAACCTATTAATTCCCTCTCAGGTAGGTTACCCTATGAAAAGCTCTAACCCCTGTCACACCACGCTTAATTTCCCTCTCAGGGGCTATTTAACACCTACTGCATCCATAGTAATTGCTAGACCTTCGAATAGAGTTTTTATATCTTGATTTAGCTTAGATATGATCCACACTAAGTAGGTAGATAAAGCTAGATTACCTA